CTAGGTCCACCCATAGTTCTATAAACGAGATTACTCTGAAAGGAGGATGTACGTCGCCATCACTGATAAGGAGGCTCAGTAGCAAACGAACATTTAATTTTATGAAGAGAGTTTATTCTTACCTCTCCTCGCCAGTTTCTTCTTTACAACATTCTTTCTTTTTCCTTTCTTAGGTTTTTCATGCAAAATACGAAAAATATCAGTCGAAAAGAAAATTGCGAACTTGTCGAAGTTTCTAAGATATTGCGTGACAGAAACAGTTCTTCTGGTTTCCAACCAAGTCTCTACGTAAGGTTTCTTCGTTTCATATACTAGATAATTTCTTGTGTATATAACGCGAATGTAATTATAATAATACTTTATCCTCGCGTAAATCTCACTTGGTTTTATACCGGTTACCTTATAAAAAACTTTCCAAATTTCTTCTTTAGACAATGTAAAGCATCTAGTTTTCTGAAAGATATCGCGAAGTAATTTTGACGTGTGTAGCTTTCTCGTAGTTTCGATATTTTCAACGAAAGCTGCGTAAATTGCTAAGCGCAAAGTATTAATCTTATTGTAAATAGCAAGATCATTAATACGTCTCAAAATATATGCAGTTCGATTGAATCGCAGACCACTAGCTTCTGCGCCAAAAATTATTTTCTCCCAAATATCGACGATTTTTGTATCTAACATACCTTTGTGATCTAGGGTACGCCTTAAAAATATCGGTCTATCGTCTATCGGGTTGTCCTTCCTTTTATCTTCGTCCACAGTTGAATCAACTGCTTTATAGTTAAATTCTCTAATCATCCACTTCACAATTTGGTTCCTTTTCTCTTTACTAATCCTCACTTTAGTATGAAGAGCGACGTCGTCACCCATAATCTGAAGAGCGTATTCTTCTCCTATATTATGGGGGACGTGAGGACAATACATCATAGTGGAAGTCCAAATGATCCAATTACACAAGGAATTGATATGTGAAGTCCAAGCGTGACCAGATGGCATACCATGTTTAACCAACCATGTATTTCCATTATGCAATATTACCCTCTTTAAAACTATAGTGTCGGTAATAAATCTAAAATGATTATCTACGTGTTTACTTTTTGAGAAACAATTTTTAAAAATACCCATGCCTTTGATAATGATCTCACTTCTTAAAGTGGAATCCCACTCTTTACCGTCAAATTCATAACCAAAAGGAAATTCAATGTCTAACTTAAGTCTTCGATGATATCTTAAATTCTGATCGGCGTGACCTAGCCATATCTCACTGTTGAACAGTGTCTTTTGTTTCCAATACTTCTTTAGAACTTCAAGCCAAGTGCTGCCAACAAGTAAATCAGTCATTTCAGGTATCCACAAAGGTCTAGTTTTAACAAACTCACCTTCGCTAACAACGTTAATTTTTTCTCTTGAGCCTAACATGTACGTACCGACAGTATTTTTATAAAAGCCTTTACTAATTCTATCCCAATTATTAAAAACGGAATTAACACAGCGGTGCAAGACGTTTATTTTCTTTATCCCAAGAAAGCGTATATTAAGTTTACCTCTTTGAGAAAAAGCTATGTGCCTCGTAATTATACCAGGATGCGTTTCTCCACAAACTTTAGCTTCGTATATGTCACTTTTGTTAGCAGAAGGCACCTCACAAGGCAATCGTAG